GACAACGATCATTATGACATATATCTAACTAAGACTATAACGTTAGACATATCTAACTCAGACAGCGATTCGGACTCCTCTTGTTAGAATCGCTAAAAGATATCGTAAGATAGCCTGCGATTGAAAGACGGAACTTGTTCCGGCTTGAAGTCGCCCCCCTTAAATTTTTTTTCTGTCCATAAGTTAAAATGCCTATGCGTAAAAACTACCGTAAAAAAAATACTAAGCCGATATTTCGCAAAATGAATAGCTCTAAACTTATTGCTAAAAAGAAAAGGTCTAATTTAGTTAGCCTTATTAAATCAATTAACATTAAGGAAACTGAAATGAAATATAAATCTGGCACTACATCACTAGGTAATGCTCTGCATAATAATATATATCAAGTTCACGCCTGGAGTTCTCCCGGCACTGGAACAAATTTAAATATATTACCATCTCAAGGTGTTAATGACTCAACACGTATAGGAGACAGAATCTTTGCAAAAGGTATTATGCTTCGGTGTTGTTTCCAAACAGTAGGGGACAGATTAAATACAAAAATTAAAGTATTCTGGCTACCCCATAACTCTGAGCAAGGAGATCCATCATCAGACTTATTTCATAATGTCACTGGAAGTGTAATGGTAGATCCTGTTCAAAAGAAAAGATACCCTGGTATTAAATACTTAGGAATGCATCGCGTAAAAGCAGCTGATATAAGTTTCTTAACTTCTGGCACAACTGTATCGGCTAATAACAATGACATAACTTTCAGTAAGTTCATTCCTATGAACAAAAAAGTATGGTTCAAAGCTGACGCATCAAACGTCCCAACTAACTTAAAAGAATATGGAACATTTATATTCTGTTTCTATCACAATCAAGGAGCATTAATTACCGATGTCGTAATGACCGGTGGAGACGTAAATGCTACTCTATATTACAAAGACCTCTAAGGCTACTGCAAGCATCAAACCCCCCGGACATAGAAGCAAACTGTTTTTATAGAGGTTGACGTTGCTCATTCTTCCTCTCCGCACAACCGTAGGCACGGTTTTTTGTGTGGTTATTATATGTGTATTTTATAATATTTACAAGTCAGCTTTAGCTGACGATGTAAATATGTTATATAAAATACACATATAATCACTCCTCGCACACAAAAAATCCGTAGCGGAGGGAAAGCAACGCATATATAAACTGTAAATCTAGGGGGTTAATTATTTTTCTAAAACTTTATGCCGAATTTTTTTCTCCGCATAAAGAAAAAAGCATAATGTCTAATATTGACATAGATGAATATGTCCAATCTCTTTCAAGAGGTTATAATATCGCTCACGACTCTGAGTGTGCATTTCAATTAATGGTTAATGAAGCAAAATATAATGGGTTAAAGAAAGCTTTAACTAATGCCTATGGTAGTTATTATTCTACACTAATCTATGAAGGTAAGTTTGATTCTATAGTCCCCGACTTAGTAAATCTAAGAAACATTACCACTCAGATAGGAGAGAACAAAACGACTGAGTATATATTCATCACCATTAATCCTAAAGCGTCTATTGACTTTGAAACTTTTCAAGAGTTTATATCAGGCAAAAAGCAAAACCTCTTATCTAAAAAATGGATAAAAGACTATTTATATTGTTATGAACAACGTGGGGAAATTGAAAATGACTATAAAGGTTATCACCTTCATATGGTATTAAAAAGAAATGGTAAGAAAATGTTTGACATAAGAAAGGAGTTCAAATCAACATTAAAATCTATAATGGATGTAGATAATCCACATTGTCTAAACTTCAAGAATATTAAGGATGAGCCCGACCTCATACGCCGTATAAATTATATTACCAATTTCAAAGCCGATAAGGATAAACATAAGAAACAATATAATGACATCAATTTCAGAAAACATTTTAATCTTAAACCACATTATAAAGACAACGATCATTATGACATATATCTAACTAAGACTATAACGTTAGACATATCTAACTCAGACAGCGATTCGGACTCCTCTTGTTAGAATCGCTAAAAGATATCGTAAGATAGCCTGCGATTGAAAG